CGCGAGCAGGTGCTCGCGTGGCTGGACGAGGACAAGAACGCCGGCGACGTCGCCACGATCAACGCCGTGGCGCTGGGCTGGGACCTGGACGACGAGTTCAACGACGCGAACATCGAGCGGCTGTGCCAGAACTACGCCGGCGCGGGGTTCGCGATCGTGAACACCTACCTCACCGAGCTGCGCGGGGCTCGCACAAAAAACTGATCTCGGCGGCACGCAAGCTGTACGAGGCACCAGCGACGGAGGCGGAGCTATCCGCCTTCGGTCTTGTGGCCTCGGATCTTGATGATGCCGTCGAGCTCTGGCCGGACAACGTCACGGCCGTGAACGTGTTCATCGCCATGTCCACGCAATGGCGAACCGGCGCGATGGGCGCCACCGGGCTGGATTACAGCGCGTTGCCGTCGGTCTTTCGGCTGCTGGCCGTTCCCCGCGCGTTGTGGACAGACACCTTCGAATGCCTGCGCGTCCTGGAAGGGGAGGCGCTGCGAACCATGGGCGAATCCAAGTGACCGACATCGCAAGCCTTGGCATCAAGGTCACGACCGATGGCGTGCAGCAGGCCCAGGCCGACCTGGACAAGCTGGCCGCCAGCGGCGACAAGGCGGCGGCGTCCACGGACAAGCTCAGCCGCGCCAATGCCGACGCGGCCAAGCGGTACAACAGCCCGCAGTACCGCCAGCAGGCGAACGATCTCGCCAAGCTCATCGGCCAGATCGACCCCACCGTCGCGGCGCTGGACCGCCTGGACAAGCAGCAGGCCAAGCTGGCCGCGTTCAAGAAGTCGGGCATGCTCAGCGCCGACGACTTCAAGACCTACAGCAACGCCATCGACGAGGCGCGCGCCAAGGTCACCAGCGCCAGCCACGCGGTCGAAAAGTTCACGCTCAACAACTCCTTCGCCCGGCGTGAGCTTGGGCGCCTGGTGAGCGACGTTGCCAACGGCAACTGGGGCCGCTTCGAACAGACCTCGCTGACGCTGGCCAATTCCTCCGGGCTGATGTCCGCCGCCTTCACCGGTGTTGGTGCCGCCATTGCAGGCGCTACGGTTGCGCTGGGGGCGTTCGTCGTGGCCGCGGTGAAGGGGCGCGAGGAGACCGACGCCTACAACAAGTCGCTGATCGTCACCGGAGACTACGCCGGCGTGACGGCCGGCCACCTGAAGGACATGGCCGAGGCCATGGCCACGGGCTCCACGACCCAGCACGACGCGGCCAAGGCGTTGGCCGAGGTGGCCGCGTCCGGCAAGTTCACCGGCCAGCAGCTTGGCCTGGTGGGGCAGGCTGCGCTGGACATGGCCAAGCTCACCGGCCAATCCACCGCCGAGACCATCAAGCAGTTTGCCTCGCTGCAGGACGAGCCGGTCAAGGCCGTGCTCAAGCTCAACGAAAGCGAGCACTTCCTGACCGAGGCCACCTACGAGCGCATCAAGGCGCTGCAGGACGCCGGAAACGTCGAGGAAGCCTCGACGGTGGCCATGAAGGCCCGGTCCGAGGCATTGAGCCAGCGCGCCAAGGAGGTCCAGCAGAACGCCGGCCTGATGGAGCGTGCCTGGAACAGCGTCGCCGGCGCAGCCAAGTCGGCCTGGGATGCCATGCTCGACGTGGGCCGAGAGAAGTCCCGCGGTGATCAGGCGCAGGCGCTGCAGGAGCAGATCGACCAGCTCAAGGGCGGCCGATTCTTGCCCAATGGCATGTTCCAGCAGGGCCTGACCGAGGACGACCCGCGCATCCAGGCCCTGCGCAAGCAGATCAGCGACCTGTACGACGCCGAGGCCAAGGCCACCAAGGACGCGCGGCAGAAGTCACTGGCCGACCAGGCAGTGCAGGCGGCGGCTGAGTCCGACGCCGAGGCGGCGCTGTATGCGACTACCGAACAGCGGCGCGTGCAGGAGATCACCGCGGCGCGGGCCAAGGCCAACGCGGCCATCGAAAAGGCCTTGGCCGCGGGGGACAAGGCAACCGCCGAGCGGATCCGTGCCAATGAGGCGACGATCCTCGCCGGCATCAACGAGAAATACCGGGACAAGAAGGCTGATCCCTTCGCCGAATCCATCGGTACCGACCCGCGCGCAGCTCTGACCGCCAGCCTCCAGAAGGAGATCGACGGCTACAAGAAGGAGGCCGAGCAGTGGGCGCGCAGCACGACGGCGGCGGCAGCCTACAAGGCCACGCTGCAGGACATGCTGGCGACGCGCCAACGAGCGATCGACCTGCAGGTCGCCTCGATCGGGATGGGTCAGCGGGAGGTCGCAGAACAGCAAGCGCTCATCGCCATCGATGAGGACTACAACCGCAAGAAGGCGGACCTCCAGAAGCGCCAGCAGAACGCGACCAGCGAGCTGGACCGGGAGGGCTATCAGGCGCAGCTCGATGCGCTCGAGCAGTACCACACCGATCGCATCCGGATGGAGCAGGACGGATGGCGTCGGGAGGACGAGGCGCGCAAGAGCGCCGCGCTCGGCGCTCGGGCGTCGATCAAGGACTTTGTCTACGATGCCGGCGACGTTGCCGGGCAGACGCATGACCTGTTTACCAATGCCTTCGACGGCATGTCGGAAGCGCTCTCGCAGTTCGTTACCACCGGAAAACTCAACTTCGCCGGCCTTACCCGGTCCATCCTGGCGGACCTCGCGAAGATGGAGATCCGCATCCTCGCGTCGCAGGCCTTGCAGGCCATCTTCGGCGGCTACGGTGGAACGAACGGCAACGGCGGCGTTACCTACAACTCGCAAGGCTTCGTCAATCACGTCTACGCCAAGGGCGGTGTGGTCGACGGCAGCGCCAACCTGTCAGCCTTCTCTGGCAGTGTCGTGGACCGACCGACCCTGTTCGCCTTCGCCAAGGGCAACGGCCTCATGGGCGAAGCCGGCCCTGAGGCGATCCTGCCGCTGCGCCGGGGCCCGGATGGCAAGCTCGGGGTCGCCGCTGGCGGGAGTGGAGGTGGCGACATCAACCTAAGCCAGACGTTTGTCCTAGACAACGGAGGCGGCGCGGCGCAGACGACGTCTGGCGCCGCCGACGACAACGTCCGCAAGTTCATGGGCCGAATGAAGGACGCCGCGCGCGAAGTGGTGCTCGAAGAGCAACGCCCTGGCGGATCGCTGTGGGCGATGAGGCAGCCCGCATGACCACACCGACCTTCACTTGGACACCAACAGGGCAGCCCAACGGCACGCTCAAATTCCGCGTGCGCACCGCGCAGTTCGGCGATGGCTACAGCCAGACTGTGGCCGACGGCATCAACAACAAGGTGGGCAGCTGGCCGCTCACCTTCATTGGCAAGAAGGCGGACATGCAGGCGATAGCCGCCTTCCTCGACGAACGCGCCGGCTGGCAGTCCTTCTACTGGACGCCACCGGCCGACGTGCAGGGTTACTACAAGGCAGGCGAGTACAACCTGTCTCCTGTTGGCGGCGACGTCTACACGCTCACGGTGACCTTTCAGCAGGTGTTCTCGCCATGACGCTGGCTGCAGACGTCCAGACCCTCGAACCGGGGGCGATGGTGGAGCTGTTCGAGGTCGATGCCACCGCAATCAGCGGAGACCTCCTGCGATTCCACGCCTACCTGCGCGTCGGCAGCATCTGGTGGCAAGGGAACGAGTACAAGCCCTGGCCCGTCCAGGCCGAGGGCTTCGAGCTGCAGCCATCGCGTCCGCCCACGCCCATGCTGACGGTCGGCAACATCGACGGATCGATCACCGCCGCCTGCCTGGCGTACCAGGACCTGGTAGGCGCCATCGTGATACGCCACCGGACGCTCGGGAAGTACATGGACGCCGTCAACTTCGGCGGCATGAACCCGACGGCTGACCCGACGCAGGAAATGCCGCTCGATCGCTGGTTCATCGAGCGCAAGGCGGCTGAGACGAACACGGCGGTGCAGTTCGAGCTGTCGAGTGCCCTGGACTTCGGCGGCGTGCAGCTGCCGCGACGGGTCATCATCGCCAACCAGTGCGCCTGGACCTATCGGAGCGCCGAGTGCGGCTACACGGGCGGCCCGGTGGCCGATGCCAATGACGTGGCTACATCCGATTCGAGCAAGGATGTGTGCGGAAAGCGCCTGACGTCCTGCAAGGTGCGGTTCGGCCAGAACAACCCGCTGCCCTACGGCGGCTTCCCCGCGGCGGCACTGACTCGATGAAGCCGGCCACGCTCGACGCCATTCGCGCGCACGCGGTGACGGACTACCCGCGCGAGGCCTGCGGGCTGGTGGCGGTCGTGAAGGGCAGGGAGCGCTACATCCCCTGCCGCAACCTCGCCACGACGCCCAGCGAGCACTTCGTGCTGGCCCCGGAGGACTACGCCCATGCCGAAGAACAGGGCGAGCTTGTCGCCGTGGTCCATTCGCATCCTGACGTGCCGGCTCGCCCTTCAGAGGCTGACCGGGTGGCTTGCGAAGCGTCGGGCCTGCCTTGGGTGATCGTCGCCGTCGCGCGAGATGACCAGGGGCAGACCGTGGCCGGCGAGCTGGTGCAGATACAGCCCGAGGGCTACCAGGCGCCGCTGGTAGGTCGGCCGTTCGCGCATGGCGTTCTGGATTGCTACACCCTGGTGCGCGACTTCTACTCGCGCGAGCTCGCCATCACGCTGCCGGACTTCCACCGCGAGGACGGCTGGTGGGACAAGGGCGCTGATCTCTACATGGACAACTTCCGCGCCGCGGGGTGCGAACCGATCAGCGGCCCGATGCGTCGCGGCGACATCATACTCATGGCGATCCGGTCGCGGGTTGCCAACCATGCCGCTGTTTACTTGGGCGATGGCTTGGTGTTACATCATCTCTATGGTCGGCTTTCTTCGCGTGACGTTTACGGCGGCATGTGGCTGGAAAAGACCATGATGGTGGTCAGGCACAAGGACATGGCATGAAGCAGATCATTTTGGTGGTGGCGCTGGCCATACTGGCAGGGTGTGCCACGCGACAGGTGCAGCCGAACGCGGCGCACTTCGTCTCACCGGAGCGCGCGCTGGCGCTGCAGACGCCGGTGGCGGGCGGTGGAGTAATCACGGTCGTGCGCGATTCCGGGTTTACGGGCAGCGGGTGCTATGCCGGCGTGTTCGTCAACGGAACCATGGCAGCCAAGGTCGGAACCTCCGAAAAGGTGCGCCTGTATCTACCAGCCGGACGGTCGATCGTCAGCGCGCACTCAGTCGGCGCAGGCCTATGTGGCATCAAGCTGCAGGAACGCGGCGAGCGTGCCGCCGAGGTTGTGATCGCTTCAGGCGATGACCGGTTTTACCGGCTAGCGATGTCGAGCGACGGCACGGTTACGATCACGCCGCTCGTCGAATAGACCAAACCAAAAACTCATATTTCCGAAGCCCGCCTTGTGCGGGCTTTTTTATTGCCCGAAGGAAGGCCATGGCCGCACGCCTGCAAACCGTCAAGCTTGCCGGACAGCTGGGCTCCAAGTTCGGCCGCGTGCACCGCGCCGCCCTGGAAACCAATTCCATCACCGAGGCTATCCGCTACCTGCGAAGCCAGCGCCCCGGGTTCGCCGCATACATGGCTGGCGCGGAAGGTCGCGGCATTCGCTTCGCTGTGTTCCGGGGCAAGGAGAACCTGCGCGTAGAGCAACTGCACGAACCGGTGGGCAATGACGTCATCCGTATCGTCCCGGTCCTGATGGGCGCAAAGCGCGCGGGCATCGGTAGCATCATCGCGGGCGTCATCCTGCTGGCCATCGCCTATTTGGTGCCGGTCACCGCGCCCTACACCGCGCCCGCAGGCTACGGACTTATCGCCGGCGGCGTCATCCAGATGCTCACGCCACTGCCCAAGGGTGGCAAGGCTCAGGACCGGCCCGATAACGCACCCAGCTACGTCTTCTCCGGCGCAGTGAATACCCAAGCCCAGGGCAACCCCGTGCCGCTCCTCTACGGCCGGATGATCGTCGGCTCGGCCGTCGTCAGCGCCGGCATACACGCCGAGGACTATTCGCCGGTCAACGACGGCGTCGGTACCGGTCATCCGCACTGGAACCCGAAGAACCCCTACGAGGTGTTCGCGTGAGCGCCGCTCTGATCCGTGGCGCCAAGGGCGGCTCAAGCCAGCACACGCCCGTCGAGTCACCGGACAACCTGCGATCGATTGCGTTCTTCCGCATCCTCGACCTGGTCAGCGAGGGGGAAATCGCCGGGCTGGTGAACGGTCAGCAGTCGATCTACCTGGACGAAACGCCGCTGGTGAACAGCGATGGCACGTCCAACTTCCCCAAGGCGCACATCGAAGCGCGCACGGGCACGCAGGATCAGGACGTCATCCCGGGCTTCGATTCGGTCGAAAACGAGATCACCGTCGGCGTCGAGCTGAAATCCACCGCGCCATGGGTGCAGTCGATCACCGACATCACGCTTTCTGCTGTGCGTGTGACCATCGGCGTGCCTGCGCTCTCCAAGGCGAACACCGGTAATGGCGACATCAACGGGTACACGATCGCCTACACGATCGAGGTTTCCACCGATGGCGGCGCCTACACGACCGCCTACAACGGAAGCTTCACAGGCAAGACCACTAGCAAGTACCAGCGCTCGCATCGCATCGATCTGCCAGCGGCAACCACCGGCTGGAACGTCCGCGTCACGCGTCTGACCGCCAACGCCAACAACTCGTCGACTGCGGATACCACCACGATCGACAGCTACACCGAGATCGTCGACGCGAAGCTGCGGTACCCGAACAGCGCGCTTGTCGCGCTGATGGGAGATGCGAGCCAGTTCAGCAACATCCCCAGCCGCGCCTATGACCTGTTCGGCCGCATCATCCAAGTGCCGAGCAACTATGACGTGACCACGCGCGCCTATACCGGTACCTGGGATGGCACCTTCAAGCCCTCCTGGACGGACAACCCGGCGTGGATCTTCTACGACCTGGTGACGAACACGCGCTATGGCCTGGGCCACCTAGTCGATAAGGCGCTGGTCGACAAGTGGGAGCTGTACACCATCGGCCAGTACTGTGATGGTATGGTCAGCGACGGCAACGGCGGCCAGGAACCGCGCCTGACATGCAACGTCTACCTGCAGACGCAGGCCGACGCCTACAAGCTGCTAAACGATCTTTCGAGCGCCTTCCGCGGCATCAGCTACTGGGCCAACGGAACCATCGTCGCATCGGCTGATATGCCGGCCGATCCGGTGTTCACCTACACCGATGCCAACGTGATCGGCGGCCAGTTCAGCTATTCGGCCAGCGCGCGCAAGACCCGCTTCACCACGGCACTGGTCACCTGGAACGATCCGCGCAACTTCTACCGCACCAAGGTCGAGTACGTCGAGGACCAGTACGGCATTGCCCGCTATGGCGTGCAGCAGACGGCGGTGACGGCGGTCGGGTGTGCGTCACAGGGCCAGGCCCAGCGGCTGGGCCGGTGGATCCTGCTCACCAGCCGCCTCGAGACGGACACGGTCACCTTCAAGGTGGGCCTGGATGGCGTGCTGGTGGCGCCCGGCCAGGTGATCCGGGTGGCCGACTCCGCACGCGCGGGCAAGCGGCAGGGTGGGCGCATCGTGTCGGCCACCCCCACGACGGTCACGCTCGACAATGCGCCCACCGTGGCCGCCGGCGACACGATCACCGTGGGCATGCCGGACGGCGTCAGTCAGACCCGCACTGTGTTGTCGGTCGATGGTGCTACGGTCACCACGAGCACGGCGTTCAGCGACACGCCTGTCCCCCAGGCGGCCTGGACCGTCGAGAGCGGCACGCTTGCCGCGCAGACCTTCCGCGTGCTTTCGATCGTTGAGGACAAGTCCGACACCGGCATCAGCTTCACGATCACCGCGTTGCAGCACAACGCCAGCAAGTTCGACGCGGTCGACAGCGGGACGCTTATCCAGGTGCCCCCTATCTCGGCATTGACGATCACCAACCAGGCCGGGCCGTCCGCGGTGAGCCTGGAATCGTCCGAGGTGGTCGACCCGGCAGCGACCACGCAGCTGCTGACGATCGCATGGACGGCCGTACCTGGCGCGCTGGCCTACGAGGCAGAGTGGCGCAAGGACGACGGCGAGTGGCGCCCCCTAGGGCTCCTGACGGGGCTCTCGGCTGATCTCCGAGGCACCGGCGCAGGCGATTACGTGGCGCGCGTGCGGGCGAAGGGCACCGGCCAGGCCTACTCGCTCTACAGCTATAGCAACACCTTCACGCTCGGCGCGGCCACCACTTTGCCGACGACGGTGGCCGGCATCCAGGAAGAGGCCAACCAGGCGGCTACCGATGCCGCCGCGGCGAACGCGCAGCTGGCCAACATCGCCAGCGACAACTTGCTGACGCCCGGGGAAAAGCCCCTGGTGATCCGCGACTACAACGTGATCACCACCGAGCAGGCCGGCATCGACGCGCAGGCGACCGCCTTCGGGATCACGACCGAGAAGACAGCCTACGACGGGAAGGTCAGTGCGCTCACCAGTTACTTTGGGGGGCTGACGAGCCCCACGGCCTGGAACAACCTGTCGGGCAACACGACGATCGACGGCCCCACCTTCCGCAGCAACTTCGCCGACGTCTATACGACGCGCCAGACGCTGCTCAACGCGATCTATGCCGCAGCCAAGGCCAAGGCGGATGCAGCCCAGGCGACGGCCAACCAGGCCAACGCCAACACCCCGGCGGTGGTCAACCCGCAGTTCGCCAATGGCCTCACCAGCTGGTCGCCTGGTAACCCGGTCGGATGGTCGGTTCAGACGGGTGGGGCGAATCTTCCGGACCCGATCGTCAATACCGCCGCCGTGCACACGGCGGGTGGCGGGGCATCGGCGACGGATACGCTCTACAACGCCGGGCACATTCCCGTGGTGGCTGGCCAGCAGGTGACGGTGACGTGCTGCGTGCGGGAGGTTGGCGTAAACGCCGGTGCCCTTGGCTATGCCAGGATCAGCTGGCGCGATGCGAACAACTCAGAGATTAGTGTCTCCGTCCCATCGGGAACAGCGCAGTACCCCACATGCGGTGCAGCAGGCACGGGAACCTATACCCAGTGCGTCACGAAGGTGATCGCGGCCGCACCCGCAGGGGCTCAGTACGCCGTCGCCGAGCCGACAATCACCGGCCACACTGCGGGGTCCTTCCTGTTCTGCAACGTGTGCATGGTGGCGCAGCCCTCGACCGTGGACGAGCTGCCGGATGGATCAGTCTATGCGAGGCCAAGGGCATCCCAGCTGAGCAACGGAGTCATAAGCCTGCTTGGCTCCGGGCGTAACGCGATCAAGAACGGCACCTTTTCTGCCAACACGCTCGGCACTGCAGTCAATGCGAACGTGAATAGCGGCCAGAACTACGATGGATGGACAGTCTCAGCGACCGGTACCTTTGCGACCACGATCCACTATGCCGGATATGTCGCTTGCCGCATCCTGAGTGGCTTTGCCATTGTCGGTACAGGCTATACAAACGGTCCGTCCATAACCTCCGACCGTTACGCTGTTGTGGCCGGCTCATCCTTTGCATTCCGCGTGGCGCGGACTGTCTTTGTCAGCTCAGGGACGTTTGCGCCCACGGGCGTGACCTTCTATCAGCGCATAGCAATTCAATGGTTCGCTGCGGATGGAACGACTGTCACGACGACAACATACGACACGCCTTTTGCTAGTTCGGCGGCATTTGCGACCACGACATTCACGGGAACCGTGCCAACCAACGCCACGACGGCGGTCGTGTATCAGCAGCTTTATGTGGGAAACACATCATCAGCCACCACCCTGCCCGGATCTGGAGCCTACGTCGAAGTGGGTTTTCAGGCAGTTGAGTATGTGCAGAGCACGGATCTCTCGGTCGAAGTGAACGGCACACTGAGCACCCAGCGCAACCTGCCGCTGGTGACGTGGGGCAACTACGGCGGCGGCTGGAGCGGGCTCTCGATCCCCTACAGCACGACCACGACCAGCTGCACCTTCACGCCGAGCGCGGCGAGCTTTGTCGGTGGTGGCGACTCGATCGCTTACAACGCCAGCAGCCTCACGGTCAGCGGCACCGCCGGCAGCACCGTCACTTACTACCTCTACTACGACGACCCGGGCATGACGGGCGGCAGTAAGACGCTACAGGCCACGACGAACCAGATCACGTCGCTGAATGCGAACGGACGCGTGCTGCTCGGCAGCGTCAAGGTGACCTACCCGACCAGCGGCACGGGGGGCGGCAGCGGAAGCGGCGGCTGTCCGCAGGTCGATGAGCCTGTGGTCCGGCGCGGGCCGGATGGTGCCGAGGAAGTGATCCGGGCCGGTGACGTGCGCAGCGGCGACTACCTGCTGCTTTCCAGCGGGCGCTGGGGCTTGGTCACGTACAGCGAGGCCAAGCTTCAGCCTGGCGTGCGCGTGGTCGGGTCGGACGGATCGACTATCACCTGTTCGGCCAGTGCGCCTCTGGAGACGGCCGAAGGCCCCTGCGTGCTGGCGCCCCACGTGCGCGGGCTGGTGCTCAAGCATCGCCGCGCAGGCGTCATGCGTGTGGCCGAGGTGTTCGACGCCGACGAAATCCTCGTCCAGCACATTACTTGCGAGAACGACTGCTTCTGGGTTGGCGACTACGCCCACCACAACGCCAAGCCACCGAACTGAGGACGCCATGAGTTACACGAAACTGACCGACACCATTCCGGGCCTTGCCGATGCGATCGCGACTGCGCTCACCCAGTGCGGCGTCACCGATCCGGTCGCCGACGACCTGCTAGCCGCCGGCACGTCCGTACAGCTCGAAACCGGCGACAAGGTATGGGTGTCGAGCATCGCGCACGACAAGCCCGAAACGCCCCAGGTGGACTTCATCACCGTTGGCATCGCCTGCCGCCCGGACGTGACGCCATGGACCAAACCAAACGGGCAACTGGTGTGCAGCGTGTTCTGGCACGGCGTATGGCCGCAGGCGCTGGCGGACCTTGGCATCAACACCGTGCGCAAGGCGCTGCTCATGGTCGCGATGGGCGAGCCGCAGCCGCAGGTGCCGATTCCAACGCCGGAGGCAGGTGGCCCGACCCAGCAGGACGCGCTGCCTGGCCTTTCACAGGCGCAGCTGTCCATCCGTTCGGCTATCACGGCCGCCACGCAGGTGGCGCAGCCGGTGGACGACGTGCTCTGACGGCACACCCATCCTGGGCATGTTCGTGCCCGGATTGGGTGGGCGCGTAGCCACTGGCGGACGGTGGGTTAAAGAGAAACGCCGCCCCAAGATTACCCCAAGGGGTCTCGGAAGCGGCGTCTTTACTATATATGCTGGTGCCGGAAATAGG